GCAGGTTACAACTTGCTTACGAAAACCTCCCTAAGTGGATGCAGCATGGTATTCTCGTATGGAACAAAGGTAATGTCGAACTTGAAAACGGATCAAAGATATTGGCAGCTTCTACATCTGCAAGTGCTGTCCGAGGCATGTCGTTCAATATCCTCTTCCTCGATGAATTTGCGTTCGTTCCAAACCATGTTGCAGAGCAATTCTTTGCCTCTGTTTATCCTACTATTACGTCTGGTAAATCAACGAAAGTAATTATCATTTCCACGCCAAATGGAATGAACCACTTCTACAAGATGTGGGAGGATGCAAGGCGTGGTAAAAATGATTATATCACAAATGAAGTACACTGGTCGCAGGTCCCAGGAAGGGATGCCAAGTGGAAAGAAGAAACAATTAAGAACACATCTCCAAGACAGTTCGCACAGGAGTTTGAATGCGACTTCCTTGGATCTGCTGACACTTTGATTAGTCCAGCAAAACTACAAACTATTCCGTTCCATGACCCTATAAAGAGCAATGCTGGACTTGATATCTATGAGAGAGTCGAAAAGGATCACGAATATATCATTACTGTTGATGTTGCCAGAGGAATTGGCGGCGACTATAGTGCTTTCATCGTGTTTGATATCACCACGATGCCGTATAAAATCGTTGCAAAGTACAGAAATAATGAGATTAAACCTGTACTGTTTCCCTCAGTAATTTTCCAAGTCTGCAAGGAATATAATAACCCATACGTATTAGTAGAAGTAAATGATATCGGTGACAGTATTGCTGCTACTCTTAACTACGATCTTGAATATCCTAACGTCCTTATGTGTGCAATGCGAGGACGTGCTGGTCAGATTGTTGGACAAGGTTTCTCAGGAAACAAAACCCAACTAGGTGTCAAGATGAGCGTGACTGTGAAGAAGATTGGTTGCGCTAACCTTAAAGCAATTATTGAGGAAGATAAGTTATTGTTCAATGACTTCCAGATCTTCCAAGAACTTACCACGTTTGTGCAGAAGAAACAAGCTTGGGAAGCAGACGAGGGATATCATGATGACCTCGTTATGTGTATGGTATTATTTGCATGGTTGGTCATGCAAGAATATTTCAAAGAGATGACTGATCAGGATATCCGTAGGAGAATTTATGAAGAACAGCGAAACCAAATCGAACAGGACATGGCTCCTTTTGGGTTTATTGACGATGGTCTTGGCGATGACACCTTCATTGATGGAGACGGTAATCTGTGGGAATACGGAGATAAGCAAGAAGAAGTTGGATATATGTGGAACTACTAATGGATATTGGGGATCAGTTCAGTCTGGAACATCTTCTTTTCAGAGAAAGAGTATGCAGGACTTGCGGTGTAAAGAAGGATCTAATTTCTGAATTCTATCTAACTAGAAAAAATAAAAAGGGACATCCGTCAGCATATGCATATGAATGTAAGGACTGTACAGTCAAAAGAGTGATGGAGACTAGAAAGAAAAGAGATCCATTTGCTGATTGGGGTTATCCAGACTGGTAGTTCATGCATTGTTCACCACCTTTGAAGAAGTCAAAAATCTAAATACTTACAGATAAATTTGATATCTAAGAGGTAAAAACATGGCAAGTCAAGTCTCGCCTGGTGTTGTTATTAGAGAAAGTGATTTATCCAATGCTGTTGTTGTTGGTGATGTAGCTATTACTGCTGCATTTGCTTCTTCATTCCGCAAAGGACCCGTAGGCAAAATTACAAGCATTAATTCTGAAAGAGAATTAATCGACACTTTTGGAGCACCATCCGAGGCTAACGCCGCAGATTGGTTGGTTGCTGCAGAATTCCTCCGTTACGGCGGAAGACTAGCAGTTGTACGTGCAACTACTGGTCTACTAAACGCATCGACAGGAGCTGGTGTTCTAGTCGCATCTAAGGATGCATTCGACGCAGGAGTAACTTCTGAGAAGTTCGTTGCTAGAGACGCTGGTGCAGATGGTAACAACCTTCGTGTTGTAATCGTTGACCGTGGTGCTGATTACACTATCACCAAAGCTGCTCACAGTTTAGCAGTTGGTGATAACTACACTGACGCAAACTCTGTAACTCACGAAGTTGTAGAGGTTGTCGATGACAATAACGTAAGAGTTATCGAAGGTTCTGCTGTTCCTGTAGCAGGTGCTGGCGAAACTGTTACAGCATTCACAGCATCTCTCTGGAATGCACAGACCATTGGTTCAACTGGTCTAACTTACAAGGCAATTGGTCCACGTCCTGGAACTTCTGCTTTCGCTTCTGAGCGTTATCTATCTCACGACGAAGTACACGTTGCAATCGTTGACGAGAGCACAAATACCATCGTTGAGAGAATGACATATCTCTCGAAACTATCCGATGGTAGATCTCCTGAAGGCAATTCAACTTACTGGAAGGACTATGTAAATGAGTTCTCTGGTTTCGTATATGCTGGTGCAACACTTGGTGCTTCTGAACTAACAACTGCTGGAGAAGATTCTGGTTCTGCTGCTGCATCTTACGGTGCTACCGCTGCTGCTCCTCTAGAACTCGCAAGAATTCTACCTACTGCAGGTGGTGCTCTATCTGGTGGTCAAGATGACTATGCATACACTGCTGGTGAAATCGGTACTGCATACGATGAGTTCCTTGATACTGAGCAAACTGAAATTGACTTCGTTCTAATGGGCGGTGGAATGACCTCTGAGGTAGATACCATTGCTAAGGCACAAAGAGTTGCAGCTGTTGCAAACAGCAGAAAGGATTGTGTTGCATTCATCTCCCCACACGTTGGCACCCAAGTTGCTACTTCTGGTGGAACTGCACTAACACCTGCTGCTCAACTAGAGAACACTATTGACTTCTTCGATAACATTTCTTCTAGTTCCTATGTTGTTCTAGACAGTGGTATCAAGTACACCTATGACCGCTTCAACGATAAGTATCGTTATGTCGGTTGCAACGGTGATGTTGCTGGTCTCTGTGTTTCTACTTCCGCTATCCTAGACGACTGGTTCTCCCCAGCAGGTCTAAACCGTGGTGGTCTTCAGAATGTAGTGAAACTTGCGTTCAATCCTAACAAGGCACAACGCGACGATCTCTACACCAACAGAATTAACCCCATCGTTTCTCTCCCTGGTGCTGGTCCTGTTCTATTCGGTGATAAGACAGGTCTTGCATCTCCTTCCGCATTCGACAGAATTAACGTTCGTCGTCTCTTCCTCAACGTTGAGAAGAGAGCAAAAGCACTTGCAGAAGGCGTACTCTTTGAGCAGAATGATGCAGTTACTCGTTCTAACTTCACTTCTGCAATTTCTTCTTATCTCTCTGAAGTACAAGCACGCAGAGGTCTAACTGATTATCTGGTTGTTTGTGATACTTCAAACAATACTCCTGAAGTTATCGACAGGAATGAATTTGTTGCCGAACTCTATCTCAAGCCAACTCGTTCCATCAACTACGTAACAGTTACTGTAACTGCTACGAAGACTGGCGTTGACTTCGAGGAAGTCATCGGTAGAGGTTGATCGATACTAGATAAAACATAACGAGGTAAACAAAAATGGCAACGTCAAACGTAAGTACATTTCTACAAACTATTGGGCAAGGTGTAAAGCCCAATATGTTCCTGGTAGACATCAAGTTCCCTAACGAACTTGGTGGTGCTACCCAAGCACTAGGAACTGATCTTACAAACATTCTTTGTAAGTCTGCTGCACTCCCAGGTTCTAACCTGGGTGTCATCGAAGTTCCTTTCAGAGGTAGAACTGTTAAGATCGCTGGTGATCGCACCTTCGATACATGGTCTGCAACCTTCTTCAACGATAAGAACATGGAAATCCGTGGTCTCTTTGAAGAGTGGGCAAACCAGCTCAACAGTCACGAAGCAAACACCGCACCTAGGTTCCTACCTAACAACGGTGAGAGCGGATACATGGCAAGTCTGTTCGTCACTCAACTTGAGAAAGACGACAAGGAAGGTGGTTCTGCAATCAGAACTTATGAACTACATCATTGCTTCCCAACTAATGTCTCTCAGATTGATCTTGCTTATGATAGCAATGATCAGATTGAAGAGTTCACAGTTGAGTGGCAGTATTCCTACTTCACTGCATCGAAGACCAATTCTGGTACTTCCGCTTCAGAGAACGTCAAAGGCACCGCTAGCGACAGAACTGTAGTCTGATAAATAGTTGAACGCTCAACTATTGAATAGGTAATCATGAGTCAACTTTTTGGCTTCCAGATTAACAGAAAGGAGGGGCAGAAGGGGCAATCCCCTGTCCCTCCTTCTGCTGATGAACCAGTTGCCGTAGCGGCAGGTGGGTATTATGGAACGTATGTAGATACGGATAATCAAGCTCGCAATGAGTTTGAGATGATCCGTCGTTATCGTGACATGGCAATTCACCCTGAGGTGGATAGTGCTGTTGACGAAGTTGTGAATGAGTTTGTTGTTAGTGACGCATATGATAGTCCTGTAGAAATTAATCTAGATGGATTAGAAGTAGGCGCAGGTGTAAAAAATAAAATTCGTAATGAGTTTGAGTACATCAAACGTTTGTTGAACTTTGACAATCGCGCACACGAGATTGTTAGAACTTGGTATATCGACGGTAGA